GCCGGTGCTGCTGCCACCTGCCCCGCAAAAGAAATCAAAGGCTGTGACCATCATCCACCTCACGGTACTTCATGGCGCGCTGGTAGAGGCGCACGTGGCGGGCCAGGCGTTCGCGGCGCGTGGGCGGATACAACGCGTTGTCGAGGCGCCGGCGGGACATCTGGATCAGCGCGACATAGCGCGGGGAGATGCCCAGCGAGTCCAGCAGCGCAGAGGTGTCGAGGTGGGTGGTCATGAGGCGTTCCCTTCTACTTCTACTCCAGCATGGGCGAATAGATCGATCTGGCTAATCTGACGTTCCGCTTCTGTCAGATTAGCGCACGCGATGTCGTAGTATTCCTGCTTCAGTTCAACACCGACGAACTTACGGCCGCGCTTGATTGCCTCATAGCCTTCGCTGCCGATGCCGGCAAAAGGCGATAACACCACATCGCCGGGCGCGCTCCATAAATCAATCGCGCGTGCAATCACATCCAGTTGCAGCGGGCAGATGTGTTTACTGTCCTGATCGGTTTTGGCGATCAGGTAATTCAGCACGTTCGTTTGATCAATGTCGTACCAGACCGGAGAGGCGTAGCGCTGCCATACCGCGATGCTGTAGTTCTGTTCTCTGGTGCGCCCGCGCGGGCTGATTTCCGCTTCAGTGGGCGGCTCAGTGCCCACGTAGTCACCGACCACGCGCCGCTGCTTGATTTCGCGCCCGCCCTCAATCGGCCACTTGCGGAACACCAGCAGATAATCAGGCATGCCCTGACGGCAGGCCTCTGAGCGATCTGTAAAATTCTTGTGCAGCAGACCGTGATTTTTTGTGCGCTGCATTTCGATTACCGGGTCTTTCCAGATGGTGACGCGGCTGTGATACTGCCAGCCGTAACGCTCATGCGCGCGAACGATGTCGCCGGGGAAATCGCGCAGACCAGCGCTGCCGTCACGGTTCATGTAGGCTGGCAGGTCTTTGCAGTGCACGGCGGTCAAACGGCCCGGCAACGTTACGCGATACAGCTCGCGGATGAGGTATTCGTAATGGGCAAAAAACTCATCGCTGTCAGAGCTATTGCCCATATCCGCCTCGCTGTCAGAGTAGATATACAGGTTCGCGAACGGCGGCGAGTACACTGAGAAATCCACGCTGTTTTCTTCGAATGTGGCGACGGTTGTTACGCAGTCGCCCAGGTGCATCGTCCAGTTGTCACCCTTTGTGCTTGCATGCCCTGGCAATGTTAATTCCAATCGTTTGCCGTCACGGAACAGGCCATATTGGTGCATGGCCTCATTCATGCTGCGCTGCATCTGCTCAAACCCTGCCTGCTTTTCAGTCAGCGCGCTGCGAACGTTGCCTTCGGTTTCGGCGTAAATCAAATGCGTTTCGACCGGCTGAGTCTGGCCGTAGCGGTGTGTACGCTTTAGCGACTGATAGAGCTTCTCAAAACTGAAGCCTACACCCGCGTAAATCACCTGGTGACAGTGCTGCCAGTTGAGGCCGAAGCCCGCAATATCCGGCTTGGTGATGATGATTCGAGCATCTCCACGAGTGAAGGCGCGCAACTTTTCCTCTTTAGCGCTGGTGCTGTCACTGCCGCGCACCTCTGCCGCCAGTGGCAGCGCCGCGCGCAGCGCATCGGCTTCATAGTTCGTATCGCACCAGATAATAATCGCGTCATCTGGCGGGATGGAGTCGACCAATTCCACGACCTTATCAACACGATCATCTAAACTTTCGCGCTTGACCTTGTGCAGCGTCGTCGATGATGGATTAGTGTCAGGGAACAGCATGCCCTCAGATTGTGCCCGCTGGATACTGGCCGCATTCGCTGCCAGTTGATGCTCATGGATTCTCAGTTCTGGTAGATCGAAACCGGGCATATCATACATTTCGCCCAGGTCGCCCGGCCTGCTGATGCACACGGCCCACGTGGTCAACCAGCGCCAGAAGTCTTTTTCCGCATGTCCCTTCAGGCGGTAATCGCCGGCGCTCATCGTGTCGTTGATGAACCAGCGGCTAATCATTTCGTTTGAGGCCATGATGTTGAGGAAGTCGGCGTGATTGCCAAGCTCCAGATGGTCATTCGGTGCAGGGGTCGCGGTACAGGCCAACTTGTAAGGTGTGGCCTGAAATAAGTCGATGATCTGGCGTTTTGTTTTGCCGGTGAAGGCCTTCAGGATTGAGCTTTCGTCCAGCACAATGCCCGTAAAGGCGCTGGCATCCATCAGATGAAGGCGCTCGTAGTTCGTGATGACAATCTGCGCGCCGTTCAGGTCGTCCTTGCTGTAGACATGCTCAACGGGAATGTCGAATTTCTGACCTTCACGAACGGTCTGTTCAGCCACTGCCAGCGGCGCCAGTATCAGCACTTTCCCGCCCGTGTGAAGCGCGACGTGGTGCGCCCATTCGAGTTGCATGGCCGTTTTACCCATGCCACACTCTGCGAATATGGCAGCCTTGCCCAGCCGCAGCGCCCAGCGCACGATGTCACGCTGGAACAAAAACAGCTTAGGGTTAATGGCGTCCGGGGCAACAGTAAAACCGGACAGCGCGACATCGGCGCGTTTCGATGCAAGGAATGTTGCATAATCAGTCATCTACGGTTTCTCCTCGACTTCGGCGCGGGCCGGTGCAGGCTGTACGCGGCGATCAGCGGGCGCTTGCCGGGGCCTTCGACCAATTCAAAATGACCGGCAGCCACCCAGCGCGACACGGTGGCCGGGTGCACGCCCAGGATGCGGGCGGCCTCGGCCTGGTTGACGGCGCTCACCGTGTCCCCTGCCCCGGCGGGGCGGGCGGCAAGCTGCGCTTCGAGCGCGCGCACGCGCTCACGGGCCACGCGCAACAAATGTTGCAGCTTCTCATTCTCAGCGCGCAGTTCGACGATGATCTGGTCGGTGCGGGCCGTGTCGCTGGCCGGGCCGTTGGCGCGGTTGAGGGCAGCGATGGTGCCCTTCGCCCAGGCGTTAAGGGCGTGTCGCGGCAGGCTCATCCGGCACGCTCCAGTTGGCGCAGCACGGGCACCAGTGGCGCGGCCTGAGGGACGGACGCCAGCGCGGCCAGGTCAACCGTGCGCAGCGTGTCCTTGAGGCGCGCCAGCAGCGCCAGTTCGTGCGCCAGTGACGGCGCGGGGCCGACGGGCAGCGGCGGCAGGGCGCGGGCGGCGGCGGCCAGGGACGAGACTTCCGGCACGTCGGGCGCGGGGGGGGTGTAGTCCGGGTCAGGGCGCAGGTCGCGCTCCGGCGACGTGGCGATGACGGCGGACAGGTAGATGCGCCCGACGGTCGTGATGCGCACACGGTTGCGGTCTGCGTCAAACTCCGCGAACCCCCGGCGCACCAGTGAGTGCGCGGTGGACGGGTGCACGTTGGTGGCGGTGCCGGATGAGGGGGCATTGGTCACGGTGGCCCACTCGTGGTCGAGCAGCAGGCCCAGGGCCGCGCGGCAGTTGCGCTCCTCAGGCGGCAGGGCCGACTGATTGCGTTTGCGGTTGTACGCCTGGGTATGGGCGGTGCAATAGGTTCGCACCGCGCCGGTGCGCGTGATGTGGCGGGGCTGGTTGCACCCCGGCACCGCGCAGGTCAGGTCAGTCATTGATGTGCTCCATCTGCGCCAGGGTTGCGCGAATGAGCGCACAGGCGCGGTCGGCAGCGTCGGGCGCGCCAGACCGCAGCAGGTCGCCCAGGTAGGCGAGCGTGCCGGCCAGTTGGCACAGGTCGACCTGCTGGCGGGCGGTCTGATCGGTCAGTGTGACCAGATCAGCCTGCATCCGGGACACCAGGGCCAGTTCGGAACGATCCATCATCATAAGCCTTCCTCGCTCAGGCTGTCGCAGAACATGGCGAGCCACTCGGCCTGTTCGGGGTTTATTTCGATGTTGCCTTCGAGCAGGTCGAGCAGGCAGTGGACATGCCGGGCGCGCAGGCCGTACTGCGCCAGCGTCTCGAACATGACGTTGTAGCGTTCTTCGGAGGCGATCTCGTCCGCTTCCTCGACCGCGTTGTCGTAAGCGGCCTCGTAAGCGTCCGCCTGAAGGTCGGCGGCGAAATCGGCCAGACGCGCGTCGTGCGTGTCGCAGATTTCGATGGCGCGGGTGAGGCTTTCCAGTTCGCGCGCCAGGTCAATGCGCTGGTGATTGAGGGTTTTGATCGTCTCGCCGGCGCCGGCGACGGCAGCGTCGAGTTCGGCGAGGGTGCCGTAGAGCTGCTGGGCACGCCCCCAGGCGTCGCTGATCTGCTGGAGCGCGTCGGTGTCGCGGCGTGCTTCGGCTTCCTGATAGAGCACGCCCAGGTTGCGTTCCAACCGCTCCATATAGACCGATGCATCGCGGGCGGCACCGTGCAGCGCGCGGGCGGTGGCGCGCCAACTGGCGAGCGCGCTTTCCGGCGTGGTGTTGTCGTCCTCGTGCGCGTAGTAGTCGCTGTGCGCGCGTGGGTCATCAGGACGCTGGTACGGGACTGCGTTCATGCGTCGCTCCTTCCGGGCAGGCCGGGACGGCGCGTGAAAATGCGCCGGGTCTGGCTGAGGCGGTACTGCGCAGCGTCCAGCCCGCGCCGGTAGGCGTCGGCGTTGAGGGCCTCAATGGTGGCCTCGACGCCGTGCTCGCGGATACTGCGCGCCAGTGGCAGGTTGGCCAGCGGGTCAACGAACACGCGCTGGTGGCGGCGCGGCTGCGCCGGAGCGCCGGTGGTGGGCACAGGGATCACTTCCTCGCGCGTGAGCGTGGCGACGCGCTGGATTTCGGCGCCGCACCAGACCACGTCAACCGACGCAGTCTCCCAACCGGCGCTGAGGTGCTGCGCCAACTCGCAGTCACTGGCTGCGACCTGCTGCGGCAGACTGATGTTGTGCACCAGCGTCTTGACGCGGCGCACGCGGCGCTCGATGACGCGCTGGAGCGCCACCGGGATTTCGACCGTGTCATCGTCATCCAGCGGCGGCTCGACAATGACGGGCTGATCGTCCACCATTGCGGTGTGCAGCAGCTCGGCCAGCGTGGTGCTGGCCCACTGGCGCACGGTGGCACCGGTGGCCGCGTCGGTGAACTCGACCTCGATGGAGTCGCCCTCCACCTTGACCACGCGCGCGGCGTGGTGCCCGAACAGCACCTGATCGCCCGGCTTGATGTCGGGGGTGTCGTCAGCGGCCATCAGAACTCGATCTCCTGCGCGTCGTCAAAGATCGACACGTCGGTGCGCCAGGCGCTGGCGTCTGGCAGGGTGAGGCGCAGCACGCGCGGATAACCGCGCCGGTCGCGGTCGAGCACGCCCACCAGCGGCGGGTCGAAGTCGATGGTGTAATCGGGCTGATACCAGTCGGACGTCATGAGGTAGGGCGTCTGGCTGAACACGCGGATCACGTCGGCTGAAAAGACAGCGCAGGTGCCAAAGCCGAAGTCCAGCGACAGGTAGAGGCTGCCGTTGCGGGCTTCGCGCGTCTGGGCGCGGTAAGTCAGGACGGGAACGGTGCAGGCGACGATGAACTCGAACAGCTTTTCCTTCGCCTGGGCGAAGGTCAGGTTCAGGACGGCGGACTCTTTGAGGTTGAGCACTTCCAGCAGATCGACGAGTGACCGGTCGCAGTGGCGGCGGGCCAGCGCGTCGAGCGCGTCGGCGGTGGCCGGTTCGCTGGCGGCGGGCGCCGGGGCGTTGTGCTGCTGGGCGTCGCGGCCCATTTCGAGCGCGGCCAGGCGCTGCTCCAGGGCGGCGATGCGCTGTTCGAGAGACTGTAAATCGTGCATGGTCTTTTCTCCTAAGCAGCCCCGGCTCACGCGAGTCGGGGCATGGCGATCAGATCAGTTGAGCCGCGCCACAAATATCTGGCCGGCGGCGGTGGTGGCTTCCTCGTGGCACGTGAGCCATTCGTCAGCGCGGCGGCGCGACTGGGCGGCGTCGAAGTACGCCTCGTCGAGCGCGTCGGCGCGCTCCTGCCGCGCGTAGTGCGCCACCAGGTCGGCGGCGCTGGCGCTGATGTGCAGGGCCAGGGCCAGTTCGACACCGCCCACGATGGCGCCCGAATCCTCCGGGTCGAGATCGTAGGCGGGCGGCAGCGTGCCGGGCCGCGCGCACGGGAAAAAGAGGATGGCGGGCTTAGCGCTCATCGCGGCGCTCCCTCAGTACAGCAGGCGCGTTATCGTCGTCGCGCACGAAAGCGGCCAGCGTATCCAGCGCCCACGCGCGTTCGGGCATATCCAGCGCCAGAAACTTATCCCAGCACCAGTCACGCGATACCAGCACCAGTCCGGCTACCATACGCCGCTGCACGTTGTCGCCAGCGGCCTGTCGCAGGATTTCGGCGATTAGGTCGTGCGATTGCCAGTTAATTACGGCCCCGTCCAGGTTGGCCTCGTACAGGTAGGCCCCGGTCAGGTTGGCCCCGGTCAGGTTGGCCCCGGTCAGGTTGGCCTCGCGCAGGTAGGCCTCGCGCAGGTTGGCCCTGTCCAGGTTGGCCCCGGTCAGGTTGGCCTCGGTCAGGTTGGCCTCGGTCAGGTTGGCCTCGTACAGGTTGGCCTCGTACAGGTTGGCCTCGTACAGGTTGGCCCCGGTCAGGTTGGCCTCGTACAGGTAGGCCCCGCGCAGGTTGGCGGCCCGGCGCTCCACCATGCGGCGCGTAGTGGCAATGTGCCAATCGCGCCGGACAGCGTAGCTCTGGATTTCGCGAAGTGATTTACGGTTCATCGTTTATTGCCTTTCGGTGCCTCGTCCGCGACCTCAGCCTCTGGCGGCACGGGCATGGGGCGCATGGTGGCGCGCTTGCCCTGCTCCAGCGCAGCGATGACGCGGCGTGCCTCGACGCTGATGGCAGGATCGGGATGCTGCGCGCGCTGGCGCAACATTTGTTGCACGAAACGAGTGAATGGGTTCATTGGCGGCCACCTCCATTGGCCGTGTCAAAAAGGCGGGTCATGCGGCACCGCCCACCCATACCCAGCTACCGCCGGGCGTGTGCTGAACGTGCGTCGGGTTGACGCGGGCGGCGTCGAGCTTGGGGCCGCCCACAATGCGCTGGCGGCAGACGGAGACATCCGTCCACAGGTACGGGATCAGACGCCCGTCGGGGTGGCGCAGCAGGCCCTTGCGGGCCGTGCGGGTGCGGCGGTAGATCGGGTCAGCGTCGAAGTGCAGCGCGCCGATGCAGACGATGACGCCGTGCGGCACCACATCGCCGGCGGCCAGGTCGAGCACGCTGACCTCAAGCCATTGCAGGCCGGTGGGCAGGGTCATGTCAGCGCCCCCCGCTGGTGCTGGTGCCGTTGCCCTTCGGGCTGGCCGGTTGATCGCCCATCTGGGCGGCGATGTAGGCTTCGACGGCCTTGTCGGCCTTAGCGCGGCCCTGCGTCCACTCGCTGAAGCGCGTGACGTTGAGGGCAGCGAGCATGTCACCGTCACTCAACCCCTGGGCGCGCCAGTGGGCGACGAAGGCCTTCGCCTCTCCTTCACCCCAGGGAGAGTCGTTTGATTTAGGACTGGCACTGGTCGTAATCACCTCAACACTGGTGGCATCGACCACGATGTCCGCGCGCAGGGGGCTTGAGTCGTCCAGACCGAAGCCGGGCATGTCCTCCACGTCCTGCGTGAAAAACTCACTGGCGTTGGCACCGATGAGCGTGGCGGCGATGAGCGCCCGCTTGCAGGCCATCTTGTCGATGGTGTTGACCAGCGAGAAAATGTCGTCGTTGGGAATGCGGTACTGTTTTGCACCGATTTCCCAGGCGTCCAGCAGCTTGCCGCTGCTGGTCTTGCGCTGGACGCGGCG